GACACGGCACAGAATTATATTATTCGTTTGATGAATGATCCGGGACGTAATCTTTTGTGCGTTCGAAAAGCTGATGTAACGAATAGAGATAGCACTTTTGCAGAATTGCAGAGTGCTATTTTTCGTATGTTCGGAGAAAGCTATAAGAAGTATTGGTACATCAATACTTCAAATATGCTCCTGGAATGTAAGAACAATCATAACCAGATCATTTTTCGTGGAGTAAATGACGAGAAGCAACGTGAGAAGCTTAAATCAATTACCTTTAAGCGTGGGAAGCTTACCGATGTTTGGATAGAAGAAGCTACAGAGATTACACAGTCAGATTTTGAAATTATCGATGACCGACTTCGAGGTATATTGCCGAAGGGACTGTTCTACCAGATTCGGTTAACATTCAATCCGGTGTCATCACATCACTGGATCAAGAAAGTGTTCTTTGATCGTGTTGATCCGGATGTACTGACGCATCAGTCAACCTACGAGAACAACCGGTTCATTGATGAAGCGTATCACAGACGTATGCTCCGGCGTAAAGAAGTAGATCCGGAAGGTTATCGGGTGTATGGTCTGGGTGAATGGGGAGAGGTTGCCGGTCTTATCCTTAAGAACTATGTCATCGAGGAATTTGACCGAAATCCGGAGAACTATGATTACATTGTGAACTCACAGGACTTTGGATTTAACCATGCCAACTGTATCGGCGAGGTAGGATTTAAGGACGGAGATCTGTATCTCTTCCAGGAACTGTATGTGTATGAGATGGACACAGAGGAGATTATTAAGTTGGCCGCCGGAAGATTCAACAAGAAACTGAGGATGTGGTGCGACTCTGCTGAGCCGGACCGTATCAAGATGTGGCAGAAAGCCGGATACAGGGCGAAGGGAGTCAATAAAGAGACAAACAGTGTCCATGCTCAGATAGACTATTTGAAGCAACACATGATTCACATACATCCGTCCTGTGTGAATACCATAAAGGAAATACAACAATGGAAGTGGAAGAAGGATGAGCGTACCAACACTTATCTGGAAGAACCAGTTCCATTTTTTGATGATGCAATGGCTATGCTGCGTTATTCCATCGAGGAAGAGCGTAAGGCTAAGCCGAAACTAAACAGAAACCTGAAAGGAGGACTATAAAGTGTTATTTCGATTACCGTCAGAGGAAGAGCTGACAGATAACAAACTGAATGAATTCATAGCAAAACATAATGCAGAGTGCGCCTTTCGGTTTAAACATCTGAAAGATGCGTATGAAACAGACTACCAGATTTTTCACCAGAAGCCGAAGCCGGATTATAAACCAGACAATCGTATTGCTGTGAACTTTGCAAAATATATGGTGGATACATTTAACGGATATTTTATCGGGAATCCAATTAAGATATCTGTGGATGGTGATGCTGCAGGCAACATCAAAAAATATGTGGAGCTCCTGGATCAGTACAATGATCAGGACGATAACAATGCGGAACTGTCGAAGATCTGTTGCATTTATGGTAAAGGATATGAGATGTATTACGTAGATGAGCTGGGGAACATCGGGATTACATATCTGACACCGTTCGATGCCTTTATGATCTATGATGATTCGGTGCTGTGCAGAGAACGGTATTTCGTTCGACTGTACATAGATTCGAATGATGTACTGCATGGGAGCGTATCAGATGACACCAAGGTACGGTGGTTTACCCAGAAGGGAAAGCTTATTTGGGAGGAAGAAGAAAAGATACATGGATTTGACGGGGTGCCAGCTACAGAGTATGTGGAGAACAAAGAACGCACATGCATCTTTGAACCGGCAATCTCGATGATTGATGCTTATAACAAAGCGATCAGCGAGAAGGCAAACGATGTAGATTATTTTGCAGACGCATACATGAAAGTACTTGGAAGTAAGTTGGAAGATGAAGATTTGGAGCATATCCGCGATAACAGAATCATTAATCTGGAAGGAGACGCAACAGAGGTTATAGTTGATTTCCTGCAGAAACCAAACGGAGACACCACACAGGAAAATTTAATTGATCGCTTGGAGAAATTAATATTCCAGATCAGCATGGTTGCGAACATCTCAGACGAGAATTTCGGTACAAGCTCGGGCATTGCCATGAAGTACAAGCTGCAGGGAATGAGCAATCTGGCAAAGACGAAGGAGAGAAAGTTTACATCCGGAATGAACCGGCGATACAAGTTGATCTTTTCGAATCCAGTATCAGGAATGAAGGAAGATGACTGGGTGAAGCTGCATTACCATTTCACCCCGAATATTCCATCGAATGTACTGGAGGAGAGTCAGATCGCCGGCAACCTCGAAGGAATTGTTTCACAGGAGACACAGCTTGGTGTACTGTCTGTCGTGGACAATGTGCAGAATGAGATGGAAAAAATCGAAAATGAACAAGAGAAAGCCAAGACAGATCCTGTTATGATGCAGATGTTCGGAGGTGCAGGTGATGGCAAGTCAGGAGTACTGGAAGAACCGGGAAAAGGAAGCAAAGAAACATAATATTCAGGAAGAAGCTGAGTATAATCGTAAGATCAAAGAGATCTATGCCAATATGATGGACGAGATCAATAAAGAGATCAACGGATTCTATACCAAGTATGCTGCTAAAGAAGGCATTACGATGGCTGAGGCAAAGAAGAGAGTAAGCAAGCTGGATATTGCAGCATATGAACGGAAAGCAAAGAAATATGTTGAAACAAAAGATTTTTCCAATCGGGCAAATGAAGAGATGCGGATCTATAATCTGACCATGAAGGTGAACCGGTTGGAACTCCTGAAGGCAAATATTGGTCTTGAGATGGTATCAGGATTTGATGAGATGCAGAAATATTTCGATAAGAAGCTGACCGACAGAACACTGAAAGAGTTCCAGAGACAAGCTGGTATCCTTGGCAAGTCCGTTCTTAAGAATGAAAAATACGCTCATGCAATTGTGAATGCATCGTTTAAGAATGCGACATATTCGGATCGTATTTGGATGTATCAGGGAATGCTCAAAGCAGAGCTGGAAGGATTACTTGCATCAGGACTGATCAGAGGACAGAATCCGAAGAAACTTGCAAAGCATCTGGAGAAGAGATTCGGTGTCAGTGCTTATAATGCGCAGAGGCTCATGACGACAGAGCTTGCAAGAGTGCAGACAGAGGCTCAGAAGCAGTCTTTTATCCGTAACGGCTTTGATGAGTATGTGTATGTTGCATGCACAAAAGGCGATGTATGTCCGATTTGCAAAGGGCTGGACGACAAGCATTTTAAGGTAGATGATATGATGCCGGGAGAGAATGCTCCACCAATGCATCCGAACTGTCATTGCAGCACAGCCGCATATATGGATAATGAGGCTTATGAGGAGTGGATAAACAGCTATCAGGAACATGGATTGAATTTCGAAGATTGGAAGGTTTCAAGGGAAAGCGAAGAAAGTAAAAAGAAATATAAATATGCTGATACAGTTGTGAAGAAATCACTTCTTACGTCTTCGGAGTACCGAAAGAAATTCAATCAGGTATCCGGCAATTCAAAGGTGAATCGTAGAGCATGGAACATTTCCAAGGATATGCTAAGTCATAGATCTGGTACAAAGTTTGAAGATTTGGCATTTATCAATGTAGTCAATGGGAAATATGCAGTGAACAAAGACTATGATGTAGAGAGCAAGGCAAATATGAATAAACAAATGAAGCAGTTGCTGGAAGAATCGGAGCCAGAAACGATTATCGCAATACATAACCATCCAGGTAGCAGTGTGCCGAGTCTTGCGGATTTGATGACTTGTGTGAAC